TGTAGGGTTCAATGTCGATAATACATGTAGCGCGAACAACTTCAGCAACTCTGAAGTGACGAACTGCTTCTCAGTAGGCAACTTTAACGGCTTTAACAACTCTCTCATGAACGTAATAGGTGCTAACCCGGCACGTAAGAACAGCGCGACAGTCACTGGAACGAGAACAGTTGACTTGGTAGACGGTGATTTTCAGGTCTTCACGCTCAGTGGAGACACTACGTTTACCTTCAATAACGCCAAACTTGCAGGTATGCGCATGACTGTAGAATTCATTACCAACGGCCACACAGTCACACTGCCTTCTAACGTTAAGGTTGCGGGCGGCTCCATTTCTATTACTGGCAGCAGCCTCCTGCAGCTTGTGTGGGATACCAACTGGCTTGAGATAAGTCGTTCTATTGCTGTCGCTTAGTGCTATAATAAAGTTAACTTGGGGTCTGGTGTATCATAACTATGGCAGCAGGCTCATGGACTTTCACGAACACCGGGCGCACTAGTCTTCTAAACGGTACGTTCGACATCGACACAGACACCTTTAAAATGGCATTATTTCAATCGACCTCGAATATTGGTGCCTCTAGCACTACATACGCAGGTCTAACTAATGAAGTTGCAAGTGCCAACGGCTATACAACCGGTGGTAAGACACTCACTATGTCCCTCAGCGGTACTACTACTGTGACTGTAGACTGTGACGACCAAACCTGGACGGCATCTGGCGGTTCAATTACGGCCCGTTTTGCGGTTATTTATGAGTCAGGCGGCAACGTTTTGTGTTACTGCCTCCTCGATAGCGCCCCGGCTGATGTTACAGCGACAAGCGGTAACACTCTCACAGTACAGATTAACGCATCCGGAATCTTCACATTAGCTTAGGAGGGCTAGTATGGCTCTCGTCCTAATTGCTTCAGATAACTTCAACAGGACTAATGGTGCTGTTGGTTCAAACTGGACAGATTCGCCTGACGAGGGCTTTGGCCTCACTATTAGTAGCAATGCTTTACTTGGACAGGGTGGCGATGCGGCAGGATTCTGGAATGCTAGCTCGTTCACGAACGACCAATACGCACAGGCGACTATTACGACAAAGAACGGTGGCTACTCGGGCCCAATCGTACGTGCCAGCGCTACGGATTACGTTGTAGGGCAATATAATAGTACACTCGTATTTATTACATGGTATAACGGTGGTGCCTACACTAGGCTGAACTCTACAGCTTACGTAATAGCTAATGGTGATGTTTTACGGCTGGAAGCGTCCGGGACGACTTACTCGCTCTACGTAAATAACGTCCTTAAATGCACAGGCACTAATGCTTCGGCACCAAGCACGGGCGCTGCCGGTATCCTTTGTTCAAGCGCGGATGTCGTTGACGATTGGTCGGGTGGAAACATTATTACAGCCGCAGTACCTAATACGAGTGCTCTGACTATCACTAAATATGCTCCTACTGTTACGGCCACGAATAACCAAAACGTCGTGCCTGGCGTAGCTTCGCTTAGTCTAAGTGCCTTCGCTCCGACTGCAGTCATACCTGGCAATCAGCTCGTGATCCCAGGTCAGTTAGCACTTACGTCTAGCACGTTCGCGCCTACTGCGCTAGTTACAGATAATAAGGTGTCGATTCCTAGCGTATTGGCGTTGTCCCTCACTTCCTTCGCTCCTAATGTAAGCGCTACGCAGAACCAATTCGCCGTTCCTGGCACTCTCGCTAGCACTCTTTCCGCCTACGCACCGACAGTGTCTACCTCAGGGAACATGGTGGTCGTTCCCAGTATATTAAGCCTATCTACGTCCACCCTGGCACCTACTGTCACCGCAACGGATACTAAAATAGTAGTCCCTGCAGTACTTACCCTGACCTTAAGCAGCCTTACACCAACTGTATCGGTGACGGCCAATCAGACAGTAATTCCCAATACTCTAAGTCTAAGCTCCAGCCTAAACGCGCCATCTGCGGTTATTGGGATACACATTATTCCCGGGGTAAAGGCGCTCACTATCTCTAGTCTAGCTCCTGCTGTGGCCATATCTGACAATAAAACATTGGTGCCCATGACTATTGGCCTGGTGCTATCATCGTTCGTTCCTACGATTAACACGACGGCCCACATAGTGTCTATACCTGGTACACTTACGCTAATCATTACCCCACGTATGCCGGTTGCTGCGAATGGGCGAACTCCAGGTGACGTGAGCACACCTGTGGCGTGGGCTCCAGCAGACACGGATACCGTATCAGTTGGGGCCGGCGAAGGTAGCGCCACCACTACGTGGGCTCCTGGAGACATGCTATAATATGGATAACTTGGGGCTGGTGTAGGTCTAAGTTTGGCCTATAATCTGCTTGATCTAACAACGAACGTCCAAGACGACCTAAAGGATAGCTCTTTTAGTAGTACGAGGATTCGACGCTACCTGAACCATGCTCAGCGTATGATATTCAATACGCATGATTTTAAGTTTGTCGAGAAGTCCGTAACTGGCACGTTGACGATCGGGGATTACACCTATGAGCAGCAGACCGATCACCAGGCGACTATTGGCGGAGTCCTTGTTGACCCAGATAACGAGAATAAATTTGTACTCGATGAAGACAGTTATATGGCTCATCGAGACTTCTTTAACACGTATAACGACCCTTCGCTGTACGACAACGCAATGCCGTATGCCTGGACAGAGTTTAGCGATCAGATTTACTTTAACCGTCCAGTAGATAAGGCTTATACCTTTATTCAAAGGTACTATCGTACTCCTACCGATATGTCATCAGATAGCGATGTTCCGGACGTTCCTGAAGAGTTTAGAGAGCTTCTTGAGCTATGGGCTGACTATAGGGGCGAGAAGTATCGTGGTAACCACGACGTCGCTGCTACGTACCTACAAGAGTTCGAAGATGAACTCGAGAACATGGTTATTAAGTATGCTCCTGTGACGGGGATGGGGCCAACTATCGCTCGGCAGACGAGGAAGCGTGTCTAATGCGCCGCTCGCGTGTTCGTCGGCCGGTCATTGTCCCGACGGTAACGACCCAAAGACAGCAAACTAAACCCATTCAACGCAAGAAAGGGCTGTTTACGAACGTTGCCAACGACGACATGACGTCCGACTACTGGCGATACATTACCGATGCGCGCGAAACATCTATCGGAAAGTGGGAGACGCGCAAAGGAAATGATCGATTTAGCATTCCGATCGGCGAAGCGGTTAACGTTCAGCAAACTTCAACGACAGGGTCAAGCGACGCCACGTTTGGTACGACTCAATACTTAGCTATGAAGCTAACCGCCGCTTCCACCGCTCGACTATCCGCTATTGAGGTACGCATGAAGAATGCGGCCAGCGCAACAGGAACGGTCGTAGTTGCCCTCTATTCAGATAGCAGTGGGCCGGACACTGAATTAGCCCGCTCTACCATTGATTCCTCAACCATTACATCATCCTACCAGTACTTAAAGGCCAGGTTCATCTCTTGCCCCGATATTACGAACACTACTATCTACTGGGTTGTTATCTTCAGCCAATCGGGCTCAGGAAGTTACAGCGTTAGTACCACTACAAATACAACGGCTGCCTCACTCTCAACTAATTCGGGACAGACGTGGAGCAATCAGACGTATAGCCTAAATGTTAAGCTCTCTACCGCCACGAGTGGGGGAGTTAAGGGCCAGATACGTGTTAAGAGGCCTTCTGGGACGTTCTACACGTTTCTTGCGCATGGTACTAACCTGTACTCAGTAAACGAGACTACAGGCGCTACAACAAGCGTAGACAGTGGTATAGACACTAATTCAGTGAATGTCAGGTTTGCTTTTGTAAATGATGTCCTCTACTACACGACCGGAACTCAGAAACCACGTAAGTATGATTTCTCTAGCGCGGCTGAAATCTCTGCGGCTCCTGAGTTGGCTTCTAACCTCATTGAACATAAAGGCATCATCTTCTATTTGTCTGCCGCCGACCCGACCAAGATGTTCTATACCAACTTCGCCGCGTATGAGACCTTTACAAGCACGGACTTTATCTATGTCCCAGCTCCGAAGACGGCCGACCCCGCACTTGCTCTGGATAAGTTAAATGGAAACCTCTACATCACAACCCGGAACAACAAGTACATTCTGTTCGGTAGTGAGAACGCAACCTTCAGACTCGACGAAGCCCCAGGTCAGAAAGGTACCTTCTCCCAGGAGTCCACGACCTACGATGCGAATTACATTTATCTTGCCAGTGACGATGGGATTTATCGAAACAATGGTGCCGAAGAGAAGAACCTTGCCGAGAACATTCTCGATGAGTGGACTAGCCTGCTAAGTAAGTCCAACGCTGTCTTGGAACTCCACAACAACCGTCTCTACATCTGGTACACTCCTGACGGTCAGTCGCAGAATACCGAGTGTTTCGTCTATAACACTTTATATGACATCTGGGAGTCGAAGGACACATTAGCTTATGTGGGTAGGGCATATGCGCGGTTCGAGTACGAAGACAAATTTATCCAGGGATCCAACCGTATCGGGATGTTGATGTTGGCTGAACAGGACAGTAATGACCACAACACAATGGGCCAACCGCTTACCTGGGAACTAAGAACTCACTACGATACATACGACACGCCGTCTCAATTTAAGCGGGTTCCTCTGTTCCGTCCTCACTTCGACACACAGTCTGGTAACTACTCTGTCCAGGTAGGGTATGCTAAAGACTATTCAGCCTCTGCCACGTACTCAGACGTAGCTTTACAAGGAACTGGCCCGCGTTTTGGCACAGGTGAGACCTTTGGGTCTGGCGTAACCTTTGGCTCTGCCTCTCAAATAAACCCAATGGACAGTGGTCTTAATATTCCAGGCGAGTTTAGACGGCTGCAGCTTCGATTTAAGCACTATGCCGCACGCGAACCCGTTGCTTTCGATGGATACAGTCTAAACCTCGAAACGCAGAGGATGCTGTAATGTCAGACAGATTCATCCCGATTACCGCCGGTACGAGCCAAGAGCAGATGCTCGCTATGATTAACAAGAACTTTGCTGAGCTGGATAACGAGAGCACGACTAAGGTTTTCAGGGGACAGAACGGTCATATTGCCGTCATTGAGGGAAAGCTTCCCTATAATGGTGGATTTGGATCTATTTACTACGATACTGATGGTAACTCGAGGATTATTATAGGTGTCGACCCAGACGGGGCGGTTAATATCCATGTTTCCAAGACGGGACATGATTTAGTGAGCCTCTTTTAATGGACGCAGCCCAAGCTAAAAAACTTCTGTTCTCAACTAGCTTCCCGCCGGACAAAATCGTGGATGTCTTAGAAGGAAGTTTTGTCGCCGCTGCTAGTACCACAACAGATCACAGCGTTGCTCATTCTTTCGGCCAAACAGTGTTCACACAACTCTCCTACTCCACTGATGGGGGAACTACCTGGAACGATCAGAGCGTTATGATTCCCGCAGCTGGCCCGGTATTTCAGACATT